GCGAATTGTTGTTCTGGTAGATGACACTTCCTGCTGCGTCCAGTATGCGATTTAGAATTCTGGAAATGCGCGCTTCTTCTTGTTCAGGAGACTTGCCGAGTTTCTTCCCCAGAGCAGCCAACTTGTTTGTGTTTTTCACGATGGATGATATGAGTTTCTTACACGCACCAGCCTGTGCTTGGTCGACCACACAATCCGAAAGACCAATGCTGAATCCATACCCTTCCATCCAATGATGTATCATTCGCTGACAATCCGACATAAACCGCATGGTACGGTCCGACCCGCATAGTTTGGCACACACATGGATGATTCCGCCCGAAACCGCTCCCAACCACTTTTTCTTCAACTGTCCATCCAACAGCACGCCATCCTTGATCAGTAGAGACTCTGCTGGATTGTTGCTCTGAAATCGGTTCAGTGTTAGATCAGGAAGAATCATGGAAAATACTTGCTTGCCGGTCCACAGCTGTTTGGGCCGGAGAATCGCGGGCGGTTCCAACTCTCTTGTCTCGTGCAACAACTGTGTCTGGATCTGCATTACCTGTTCGCGAGTCAGAAAGGTGTCTTGGCTTGTCAACATAAAACATCCCACAAGAGTATCCTGGACAATCCCCATCACCGGCTTGCTGTTTTGGGCATTCAGAAGTTGAGACTCTACCGACATGAGGGTTTGTGCCTCTGACGCCACATCCAAGTTACGACATGGATGCAACGACATTTCGTCGCCATCAAAGTCTGCGTTGTAGGGACTCGCGCAATCCAAATTGAGCTGAAAGGTCTTTCCCGAATGAATCATCACCCGATGCGCCATGATGGATTTTTTCCGAAGCGTTGGTTGCCGGTTCAACATCACGCGATCTTCGTTCTGTAAGTATCGCTCCACAATCCACCCCATCTCCAACCGAACGATTCGGGGATTTGTAATGAGTTCCAAGAAAATCACGGTTCCATCGTGCTTGATAAAGCATTTGGCTCCTTGGGGGTGTTTGTGACCGCGATGCACCCTAGCACTAAGAGAGTCGTAATTGTAAGCTGCGACGCGCTCCGGGATCGTCAAGATCTGGGCGATAGACTGGGGTACACCAACTTGATCGATGTCGCCCCCGAGGATCGGAGATATGACTGTTCTGCTAGAGTAATCCACTCGTTTCCCCATAAGAGACCCCCGAAACCGACCCTTCTTGCCTTTTAGGCGGCTCGTGATGGACTTTTCGACCTGACCAGACCGTTATTTGAGCGCATTTGCCCCGTCGTTGCACATGTAGCTAGAAACCTGAACCTGAAGTCTGTCGGTGTCTATTGGTTTGGGCCCAGCGGTCTTTTTCAGTCGATTGCTTATCTTTAGAATTTCCTGCAGCTTGTGAGTGAGATCGTCCTGGCCGCGGGCCCGCGCGCTTTCCGAATGCATAATGGCGGGTCTGATGATGGGCGGAGGCACCACCAAGTTTTTGATGAGAAAGTTTGCTGGGTGTATGGTCTCTGGGAACCCCAGAGCCTGAAACACAGAAGAATCTATGATAAGAAATAATTCATGGACCGAGCTCGCAGTAAGTGGCGCCAAAAGTCTAGTCTCTTCTTCTGGATCAAGTTGTACGTGGGGCTTTTTTGGTTTTTGTTTTTTTTGCTGACGCGAAGGACTTTCCGTGGCTCTACGTTTTTTGCCGGATCCCTTGGGCTCGTATGTTTCGGTCTTTCTTTTTTTCCCCGGCACCAACTGAAATTGTTGCATGGCATCCGCAGACCAATCTCTCTTGATCTGGCCCGCGCAAATCGAGTACTTTGGCAAATGGAGACCACAATCAGGATGTTGACAGGTCGTTTTGGACTTGATGACTTCGACCCACGACTTGAATCGGGATTTTTTCCTGAGAACATTCTGGTAGAGAAGGTGTGTGGAAGGCAGAGGAATACGATAGCATCTCGGACATACGCACCGGAGAATCTTCAACACGGTTGCTAGAAAAGCAACATGATATACGTGGGTCGAAAGAGACATGTGTCCAGCATGTCCGTTGCATTGGTCAATGTTGTTGTGGCACGTTCCGCATCTGTGCTCTCGGGATACTGTACCCATCCGGATGTCATTGTTTCCATGGTCCTTTGGCAAATAGCGATCGTATAAACCAGACTGATTGACTTCGACCACAGAGGAACGCTCGATGACTTCGTCCGACAAAACACTGATCGAAATGTTTTTGATTCTCTGTTGTGGCTTGGTCGGCTGCCATACTCTTGAAAAGTTAGGCTTGGTTGCTTGCCACTGCATGGAAATAAAATAATAAGTTATTTTTTAAAAAAAAAAGGATGCAGCCCATCGACGTTGTCTATACATGGGTTTCCAACACGAAAGAACATCAAGAGGCGCGCGCGTACTGGAGGAGCAAAGAAAGAACCGAACCAAAAGACAATAGCATCAATCGGTACTCGGACAATGGAGAGATCAAGTTCAGCATCAGAAGCATTTACATGAACATTCCATGGGTCAGAAAAATCTTTATTATAGTTGCAGATGGACAAAGACCCCCTTTCCTTTCCAACGCCACTGTAAAAATCCCCATTCAGATTGTCACTCACTCGGAGCTCTACGGAGAAGAGTTTGCATCACATCTTCCCACATTTAACTCCCAGTCAATAGAGACGCACTTGCACCGTATCCCAGACCTATCCGAGCACTTTATCTATTTCAATGACGACATGTTTATCGGCAGACCGCTGTCCCCACAACACTTTTTCACAGAGCACTCTGAGAATCCAAGGTATATCTTTTCCAAAAACGTCGTTATTGGAATGAACCGAGAAACGGCATGGTCCATGCACTCGCACGCTTGGATCAACAACTGTAACTGGTTCAACAAGTACTACAAATTCAGACCAATGCGTCCATATCCAGCGCACCAGCCTGTGGCAATGCTCAAATCTTCTTTCGTGCGGTGTTGGGAACTTGCCCACTTGCGCAACATGCTGATGCAGACGTCGGCATCCAAGTTCCGGCATCCACAGAATTTGTATTTTATCGGGTTTCTTGTATTCTGGAATTGCTACTCTGGAAAGGCAGCAAAAAGCAATCTGTCGCAATACTATGTTAACTTGGACAACAAGGTCAGAATGAATGATGTTTACAACTACATCATTCATAATAAACCGTCTCTGATTTGTCTCAACGACAGTTTCACACATGACTCCATCGACCGCACGGTGCTTATGAAACACATGCTGCACCGTTTGTTCGACGTCGTTTCGGAAGCAGAGTCCTCCTGAATATGGAAGCGGCGTTGATTGAATTGTTTGGCCCGGATCCTGCAGACATCGTGATTGCGTATCTCTACTCTGATCCATACATGGCTGTGAGAGAAGGCGTCTTCATGAGAGGCCCTATTTGTTATCATCGGGCCGCAATGCTCGCGGCAAGACATGGTCAAGCACACCTCTTGTTTGATCTTTTCAATTATCAGACGAGGACGCAGATGCGGACGCAGATGCTTGGCCAAGAACCCAGAATCTATTTGGAAATAGCGCTTCGACACTGGAAATTCGGCGTGGTCAGGATGATTGTCGACAATTTCAGCCGATTGTTTCAGAACAGCACAGAAGCATTGGAGATGTTTCACAACTCGGCGAATCTTTTACGATGTATCGACGATCGAATCTTGAATCCCCCACAATCCATTGTTGTAAATCCTCTGTTTTGCCAAGCCGTATTGTCCATTGCTTTCCAAGATTCTGCGTGTGACGACAAAATTCTAGAAAAGATGTTGGAATACTTTCACACACTTGTTCCAAAACGCGCTTTTTATTATTACAAGATGCAAATCGATGTCGCTGCCATCCAAAACCAACAAAGATTCGTGGAATCATGGCTGTTGCTCTTCCCGGATTTCTCAGTCAGCGCCATGCGACAGGCATTTCGGGCCAATAATGTAGACTTGGGGTGGAGTATCTGGAACAATTTCTGTAAGACCACTTACTATGATGAACAACTCGTCAACGAAATTATAGAGCTCAACAACTGGGAGCTAACCTATGCCATGCTCGATAAGGTCGCCGCCACTCACCCCGAGCAAATCACACAGCACATCGTCAACGCGTGCAAAAGTGGACTAATTTACTTTCACGACCAATTCGATTGCGCTGTGCAGTGGCTTACGGATAAAAACCGAAATCCATGGACTCTTCTGCATTATGTGGTCATCGCTGAAAATGTCAAGCAATCCTATCCTCTACTCTCCCAGCACATTCTAACCCATTATGGGTGCTGGTGAGGGGGGTTTATGGAAATCCAGTAACTGCAGGCGGTTCTAATTTCGGATCTCGGTTGGCGAATGCATCTTCCGGTCTCGTAATCAACTTCATGTAGCCATCCGACCTAAACTTTACATTCTGAGACATTAAAGATATCTGTGCTGCTCTGCGATTAAAATTTGCATACGGCTGTTCTTGTGCTTCCAATCTTATTTTACGCTCGTAGATTAGCGCATTTAGATCTGCGGTTTTGTACTTTGGGTCATAGTTTGGAGCAAGCTCGACCGGGTTGTGTGCCACATAACGCACCGGTTGACCAACCAACCCGTCTGTGTTGCTAGTCGTAAGAGGTTGCCAGTTTTTGTACAAGTTGGGCTTGTTTAGATTGTTGGTCCATGGATATTGAAGATCGTTGTAGATGTTTGGCCGAGCACCAAGCGGTCCGATGTTTGCGCGAGTCTTGGGATCGACCCGAAGATCAAAGTAATAATCTTTGGGCGCAGTCCTAATATCGCCGCTTGTTCCTGGATTTCCTTGCATGAAATGATTGTTTTGCAGATTAACTTGTACAGGATGCTGTACAACTTTGTCGTATCCAAAAACTTGATTTCTGTCATTAAGACTGTTCCACAGCTTGTATTTAAATGCATCGTCCGTGTATGTGTTGTTTGATTCCAAAGTTGTTGCCATTGCTTTTTTTTTAATAATACTTCAAGAATAAAAAATCAATCATGCTCAAAAGTAAGCAGAAGAAGAAGAAGACTTTGCCATTGGTAATTTCAGGATAACAATACTCAAGAAACAGTAGCAATTAAAATAGCAAAACATTCGTTCGACAAGGAATACGAAACATGTAAAAAGTTTGAGGAGTACAAGGTTGGATTTCCGTGTAAAAAATGGTTCAAGCTTTCCGACACCTATTTTGTACTAGTCATGGAAAAAATTGATGGAACTGTCGAAGAACTATTTGAAAAAATTATTGAAATCAAAGATGTCGATAAACCCTTGAAAATTATCAGCGAAAAACTAGTTCATTTGGTAGATCTACTAAACACAACCTGGCACACAACGATCCACATTTTAACAACATTGCTTATAAATCAACGCAAAATAATTTGTGTCCGAATAACATAACTCCCGAAAATTTAGACAGGATTTGGTTTTATATCCTGATTTTAATACGAATTCACTATGGATTTATCAGAAACATGAGAATATATAGTTTTCAGAGTTCAACTGAATGGGTTAAAAGCCGATCTGGAAGCGAGCAAGAAAGTTGTCGAGAACCTCGAGAGCAAGTTGCATGCTTGTGTGTTCAAGCTGGAATCGACCGAGCGTTATGTTGCTCATTTGAAGAAACAATTAGAAGTCCTGAAAGAACTGAAAGCTTCGAATCAACCTGCCCCTTCGAATATTTTTTATTTTCCTTTATTCTGTAATTATGTACAAGATTCTCGGACAACATCGCGCACCCAAGCGCATTTGGCGATTGGATAAGTATTCACGACGCGTGATCACATACTTTTGAGCCCCAGGAGGTTTTGACCACATTTCTCCTGATACAGACTTAAAAGCGGAAATCCCCCTGTTTAATGGAAAAAAGTGGCAATCAGGATACCCTAGAAACCAAGCAAAGCTGAGCCATGGTGCCTCCTGTTTAACGGAAAAAAAGTGGCAATCAGGATACCCTAGAAACCAAGCAAAGCCGAGCCATGGTGCCTCCTGTTTAACGGAAAAAGCGGCAATCAGAAAAATGCTCGTCAATCTGCCACTCGATGTCATATCGGCGCGCATGCTTCCGTTTCTGGAAAGGGCTGAAATTCTGCAATTATGCCGCATAATACCCATTCTCTTCCAAATGCAACATACGTGGAAAACGTTGGTACATGCTTCAGCACCTTTTTATTCCAAGCCGGAGCATGCAAACCGCAAATACGAGGCATTTCTGAGACAGAGATATCGGACACGTCTGAATTGGTCTATCCAGAAGAGTATCACACATGTTTGGAAGATACATCCCTTTTCAGAGCCTGATACCTTGGATATTGCGACCGATTCGACCCACATTACTATTCTTCAAACTCAATTTCTTAATCAAAAGTCGTATTTTAATATATATGATATGGATTGCAAGTTTGTCGCAAAATCCACTGCATTTAAATGGCTTAGGCATTTGCAGGCAAAAGGTGGAAAAGCACTGGCATCTGGTTTTGGCAAAATGGAGTTGTTGTCTTTGGAAACCGCAAAATCTTTACATTTTCCAAAATACCCTGTCGACGATGCTGTATTTCTTGATGATTCATCTATCGTAACTGCGGGAAATGGAAAACTTTGCCAAATTGATTTGGGAAAACCAGATTCTTGCTCTATTTTATCTTGTTTTCCAGATTCTTACAATATCATCAAATTGTGCAATACCACTGTCCGGAACCGCGTTTTAGGATATTGGCGATCGCAACTAACCATGTGGGACATTAGACAAAGCACTGCCTGTCATCAATTCTTCAAAATCAAAAACATGCAACCCATGTTTTACGATGTCTGCGCCGGTGGAGAAAATTCTTTTTTTGTTTGGAGTCGCGACCACATATCCGAGTATGACATCAGATTTGGAGGTATAACGGGTCTGCCATGCGCGTCAGCAGTCCAACATGTTCAATGGACCCCAGACTTTTTGTATGCTGATTTGGTTAATGAAGGCGTACTGCGCTTCAGCAACATGATGCCTGAAGAAAAACAATTTCTACCACTCTTGTTTGGTTTAGGAAATTACAACAAGTTTGATATAACCGATCGTCATTGTGTGAATGTATCTCGGGGTCGTAATGCGTTGACATTGTCTTGTGTCGGATTTGAATAATAAAATGATATTATGTTAGTTGCACAAAATATAAATTTCTACAATGATATTATTTAAACCTTGGACGACAGAATTACAAACTGAGATATCGTTTTCATATAATCAACTTGTGATGTATACCATGATTGCGAATCCACTGAGTATACAACTGCAGAACTGTAGCCGGAGCCGGAGCCGGAGCCGGAACCCGACCCAGTTTCTTGAAACCCAGCAATTACTTTTTGATAAACTGGTGTACTTGTCATTATTGTTGGGTCGGTTGGTGCAAAAAAAGATTTAGAGTCAATAAAAAATGACAAAGATTCACGAGGCTTTCTGTGCAGACGTAATGTATATTATAAGTGATTACATCCGCGGTTCTGAAAAATGGATGAAAGAATTGCATCCTTCTAGATTAAAGATTTATAAAGAATTACAACTCGGTAACAGACCGAACAACACAGATATCCTTATGTATGCATGCCGCAAGGGTTACAAAACCATTGCTCTTTATATAATCCAATGCAACAACGTGAGCGCAGAAAACATAAACAAGGCATTGCTATGGGCAGCTAGTTTTGGGCATCTTGAAATTGTACAGATGTTGATAAATGGCGCTGGCGCTAATGTTCATTATCGGAATGACAGCGCTCTCGAGAGCGCAAGTGCGAGCGGAATGACCAGTGTTGTAAAATATCTTGTGCGTTGTGGTGCTGATATACATGCGGATTCTGACGCAGCATATCATTCAGCAATAAGAGCTAGACACATTTTAATTTCTAAGTATTTGGAGAATGTTGTCGGATAAACCACGAACACAAGTCTGACACGTTTTTAATTTCTCCGTTCTGAAATGCATGCATCAAGCGCATCTTGGTTACCGCCGGCATGCGTTGTATTCTTGACATAATATTGCTGACATTGGTTGTACATTCTTTAATTAAAATATCCTGTACAACCAGAATGTCCCTAGAGTTGCCTTGTAGATCAGCAGCAATTGATAATTCCTGCACCAGAGATTCGATGCCAGTAATTTTTTTTAGCTCTACCAAATTAAATATATGGGTTTGGATACATTCATTGCTAGACTTTAAAACTTCTATGACCTTTTGGACTTGTTCTATTGAATTAAGTTTGATAATCGTAGAAATATCTTGCATTTTATTTTCAAATACACGTTTTGTTAGAAATTCTTTTTATTCAACATATGGAAGTCGTCACCATAGTTCATGACAATTTCGACGCCAGGCTCAATTGTATCAATGGCCTCTACCTGAAAGTATGCGCTATGCGCCCAAATAACCCTGGCATTGGGTGAGTCGCTGTGATTGATGTACATTGCAAATGAATCAAAGGTATAAAGAGGAGCAACAACAACTTCATTTCCAGCAACAGCATAATCCCATGTTTTTCGCCTGGCATCCGACATCTTGTGTTTGTTATCGCGACAGAACGAATCCCACTTTTTTCTGCTGTAAGCGGCGCCCCTGTAATGATCAATAAAATCGCCTGAATTGAATTGGCGAGTTGCGAACAATCCTTTTCCTTTCCGCTCGGTTTCATGTAATTCTACTCCAAGAATCTCACGGGCATGTTCTTCACATAGGTATCCAAACGTTACCTCAGATGTACAATTAGAAATGTCGCTCAACTTTTCGACTTCGGGTGGTTGAGAAACTCGGAGCTTTTCCAATAGCTCCGAGTGTTGCTCTTTTATCAACGCGTCGTTCTTCATTTCGTGTTTCTTTGTTTCTAGAAAGTCACACACAGTCTTGTCCTCGAGTATGTCAAACGGTATCGCTTGATTTGTCCTTTTTGGCGAACTTGTATTGTTAATGGCGCTAGTGATAAAGCGCTTCCTGGTCGAATTTGCTTTGACGTAATTCAAAGCAGACGCTTGAATGTTTTGTTTCATAGAATTCAGATCATTTTCTAAATCCTTGACCGAGGCTTTCGATTGACAAATTAATGTGTCACACATATCGATTACCGCTTTCGGAGCCTCTTGGCAATTGTACAGAGCTGCAAGCATGGTTTGCTGGTTCCGGATACTTTGCTTCATCTGCGGAAGAACCAATTTGCTAAAGAATGCATTTCTCTGTGCAATTAAAGTTAA